TCGCTTCGATTAGGTCGTATTCATCGAATACTTCTAACTCTGGCTCTGGCTGCGGCGGGGCTGGCTCCTCTGGCTCCTCTGGCTCGGGGTCTGGCTCGGGGTCTGGCTCGGGGTCTGGCTCTGGCTCTGGTTGCGGCGGGCTAACCGTGTCCATACCGGGCGTATAGTCCAGCTCCGTTGGTCGCCCTCCGGGGTACTCCATGCCGCCCGCGTGGTAAACAGTCTCGTTACCGAATCGGTCAATCTTAGAGACTTTTTGGGTTAACCAGTCCGACGTGTAAACGGCAACGGGTGAACCGCTTACGCTCCATAGGGGCTTAATTATCGTATCTTTTTTAGCGCCCACCCAGATATTAAACTCAAACTCAATAGGCTTGCCGTCCGCGTCTTGTAGACCTCCCCAGGGGACACCATCGCCATAATCAGTAGGGCGGTATAAAGTCTCCCCGGTTAGGTGGTCTACAATCCGTAGCTTTACATAATCAGCCATGGCGGCACCTCTAGGCTTCGGCGGTCTTTAGAACTGCTACCGCGTTAGGGCGGATTAGTCCCAGGTCGTAACGGGTAACAACACGGATACCAGTTTGGTCATAATCCGCATAGCGTTCGCGCAAAATATCTACGCGGGGGTCAATGTCTCGCACTACTGCAACGGCTGACATGTCGCCTACAATTGCCGTACCCGCTTCCAACTTATTAGTTACGGATACTGGAATACCGAACAATGAGCCCACCGCGCCCGCCGTAATATCCGGGGTGAGCAGGTAACGCCCGGCTGTATCCTTTAGCTTGCGCAAGCTAGTAAAGTCTGCTCCAGATACGATAATCCGATTAGGGTTAACCTCCAGGGCGTTAAGTGAACCGATAGCGTCGATAATGCTATCCGGGTCGCTAGCGTCGAAAGTTCCGTCAGTTACTCCAGGCTGATTAAGTAGCCCGGTAATAGAATTAGCCGCGCCGTCGCCACTTAATAGCGCGTCGTCCAACTTAGTGCGAACATCGGACACGATACGTTGCTCCAGCACATTGGACACGCCTACAGTAGCCATACGGATAAGTTCGTTAGACACGCGGGTAATTACCTTTAGCGACTTACGATTAGTAGGCATTAGCGAGATTTCCCCGGTGGTTACTTCATCCTCGGGGATTAGTTCATTTTCGCCTACCCAGGTAGGGTTAACGCCCTCTGCGATAGTGGGGATGCGTAGCGGCTCGGACGAATTGAACACGGTAGCGCCCGCGTTAAGAATTACTGATGCTCGCTCCAGCGGTTGAACCAAAAAGTTCGCAACCTGTTCCTTAATGAGGGTATTAGCGGTAGTGCTATCGTTAGCCATAATTTGCGCCACCTCCAGGGCGCTAAAAAGAATGAAAGATACTTCTAGTTTTTATGCGCCCGGCAATAAAAAATGTGGCATAGCCCTCCAGGGGATACACCACAATTATTACCACCGTTTAGCCATGTATGCAACTATGGCCTTAATTTCGTCACTGTTACGTTAATGTCCGCGCATGAGGTCAATGAGTGAAGTAGGGCTATCACCCTTAACACCCGCGCCGATATTCCCCCGGTATTGCCGCGCGGCTAGTCCCGGCTTGCGCTCCAGTAGTTCACTAATAGCTTGCTCTAGGGCGGCTTCATCGGTTAGATATTCATCGGAATATGGTAGGTCGCTCGGGTCTGCTAATCTACCGTCCAACTTGACTAGGGCGGTAAATAGGGCGGCGGCGCGCTGCTCTGCAAGCTCTCCAGCTTCACGCGCTTTAACGCGATTACCCGCCGCTTCATTACGTAGTTTTTTTACCAGCGGGTCTATCTCCTGCTCCTGCTCCTGCTCCTGCTCCTGCTCCTGCTCCTGCTCCTGCTCCTGCTCCTGCTCCTGCTCCTGCTCCAGGTCGCGCGCTTCATCTTCCATCGTTTATACTCCTGCCGTTGTCCTACTAGCTACGATAATAACCAATCCAGGTTGCCACCCATAACCCCCGCCAATCTCGTGCGGGCTAGAGTCGATAGACCACCACGTTTTGCCATTATCTACCGACACCTTACGCCCAATATATAGACGCGTCTTTAATTCTGTCGGTATTGTAATGCGCAATTCCTCCAGTAGGTTAGTCCGTAAGTCCGTATAGTCCAGAACCTGTACCGTGTCACTTTTGGTTACTTCCCAGCTAAATACGGGCTGCCTAATATCGGGCTCAATAATGATTTCTGCGTTAAGTGGATACTTCATACTGTTTGCTTTCTATACCATTTACCAAAGTCTTTAGCCGCTTCACTGGAGTCTGCATACTTTCCCCCGCGCTGGTACATCCTGTTCCATTGCTCCCTAAGCTCTGCGGCTTTCTCTACCTCATTATTACCCGCGATAATAGACTCCCCGCCGTTGCTGAACTTCACAATAGCCGCGCCACAATCGCAATTAGCATGAGACTTAAACCGTACTGTCTTACTGGAGTAGACCGCCCCGCGTGATACCAGTAGCGCACAAAATGCGCATGTCTCCCCAATCATGACACGTTGCCAGCCGTCCCCCCGTTTACGGGCGGCGGCTATTACCGCTTCACGGGCGGCGTTACGTGAGTGTTGCCCTAATTGTGCGGTAGCCCTGTTAATAAACCGCGCTATGGCTTCATCCGTTAATTCCTCTGATATTCCCCCGGGTAGGTGCTCCAGCTCCAGGCGGTCTAGCGGGTGCATGAGTTCCACATCCGCGTACCGCTCTGTTTGTGCATACCACGATTTGCTTAGAACCTGATTAACGGCGCGCGGGTCGTATGGCTCTGGCGTAATATCCACGTTAGTTATGTCGCTATACACGCCCTCCAGGTAGTCACGTTGTAACCTTGCTAGCGCGTGTCGCTGTTCATCCACGGCGGGCGCGATACGGCTAGCCATAATAGCGCGGGCGGTAGCGTCACCGGGTGAACCTCCCACCATTGATAGACCATCGGTTAGGGCGGCGCGTATAGCTTTATCACCGATACGGGCGGCGGGGCGCGGTAGAACGGTTAGGGTAGTCATAGTGTGTTAATCCCCATCATCGCGCGTGCTTCATCCGTGGAGATAATGCCTAGTGCGTGTAGCTTGGTTACCGCGTCTGCTTCTTGGGCGGTTGAACGTGTACCAGGGTTAGCGAATGTAGCGGCGGGCGCATAATCCCCCGGTAGTCTACCCGTGTCCATTGCCAGCATAATTTGCGCGATATGCTCTACCGCGCGCGCTACAATTCTTATACGGGCTTCGGCGCGGGCGGTTAGCCCGGCTTCACTCGCTCGGATACCATCCGCGGAACCAGGGTTAGCGGTAGTAATGCCAACCATATGCGCGGGGAGGTCACTGACTGCCATAATCTGTTGGACTAATAGGTCTACGGCGGTACGGTATCCAGCTAGGCTAGCGCCGTCCAGTTGTCCGAACTTAGCCGACTCACTCTCTGCCGTCCACATACGGTTAGATTCATCGAACGGGCTAGTAGCTTCATCTTCATCATCGTCGAATGAACCGTAACTAATCCGCGCTCCAGGCGCGTCACTGTCTGCCGTCCAGTCCGTTGCGTCACCCCCTCCAGACTGGAGTGTAACGCCGGTAGCCCATCGACGCGGGCGCGCTACATCCTCGGACGTTACCAGCATGTCGATAAGCACCTTACTTAGTGCGTCAACAATATGCCCCATATCATCAATAACGCTAATCCCAGTATCTCCAGGGCGGGCGCCGTTTACCAGCGGAACTATAGGCACGATTCCTAACGGGTTAGGTAGTTGCTCTACTACCTCCAGGTTAGCGTTAGTACCTTTAACAATCGTGATTACTTCGGGTAGGTATAGGGCGGCGTATTCCTCCAGCCCGCGCCCCCGGTCTACGCTCCAGCGCTTTAACGCGCGGGTCACTTCTCCAGATATAGGGTTAGTGTCTACCGTCATAGCTAGCGGGGACTCTGCTGTTACGCTGATAATTCCTCGGTTGTCTGGCCACACCAGCGCATACGATTTACCCAGGGCTAACATCTCAGTCACCAGGGCGGGGAGTACCGCGTCAAAGTTAGCCCGCTTAAATAGGCGGCGGGCGCGGGCGGTTAGTTCCTCGTCCTCCAGGTCAACGCCCTTTAGCCTAATGCGCTCGGCTACCGCGTCAACCGCCGTCTTACATAGATTCACGTTGAACGGCGCGTACTGTTCGTTTACTTCGTCCATGGTGTACGGAATGGACGTTTTACCCTGATAGCGTGAGTGGCGTTTACCGATTACTCCAGCGTCAACATGAGCAATACTTTTTAATTCCTCTACCGCGCGGGTAATAGTTTCGGTTGCTTTCATCGTTTATATCCCTTTACTTGCTTTTTAGGTCGTGACTTAGAACTCGCTAACCACTGCGCACGCGATAGTGCCATAACCAGACATGCCAGTAGGTCAATGCGCCCGGTGCGATTAACTTTAGCTATCTTAACCCCGCGCGGCGTGTCTTGCACTGTTGCGTTAAGTACGTGGCTATTTAGCCGTTCATCATCCGCGTGCGTTAGCCCGTCATTAACTACCGTAGCGCGTAAGTCATTAGTAGCGGGCGTTAATCGTTGTGTTGTTTGGGGGAATGAGACAACGGGTAATCCTTGCTCCTCCAGCACCTGTAATGACCGTTGCCATCGGAACGGATCGGCTACCAGCTCAACAATCCGATAGCGTCTAGCCAACTCTATAATCTTGTCCTCTACCTCCAGGTGGCTAACGTGTTCATCCTCCGTCGGCTCCCATAACCCCATAACCTCAAAATGTGGCTTACTGGAGATAGTACCCATCAGTAGGGCGGTAGTATCGCCGTTCATTGAACCATCAAGCGCCAGCACCACGGGCGCGCCCGCTGGTATTGCAACTCCAGGGCGGGCGGCGCGCTTCCATCCGTCTAAGTCTACGGCGGGGTCTGTTGAACCCTCCAGCCATTGACCTAAGCGGGCGCGCCTAAACTCCGATTCACGGGTAATCGGTGGCAACTGCGCACGGATAGAACGGTCTGTTAACCATCCCCCGGGGTGAGATTCATGCGCGGGGTTAGCCTTAGCCCACGTAGCGGGGCTATAAATATCTTCATCATCTGATACCCCATATTCCACTAAGCTAACGGCTTCATCTGAACCCGCGCGCCCGCGTAACACTAGCTCGTATAGCGGGGAAACTTCGCGGAACTTAGCCGGGGAGGGCGTACCAATACAAAGAACCTTAGACCCGTCGAACTTACCAGTAGATAGCACGGCGGCTTCGAATACGTCTTTAGGCATGAAACCAATCTCGTCAAGGATAGCCAGGTCAAGGTCTGAACCCTCAACACGGTGAGCTTCGGCGGGTAGGGCTACTATCTCACTATCTGTACCAGGTACTTCGATACGATCACGGTATATAGTCGCGCGCTCTGCAAGCATAGGGTTAAGCTCAACCATACGGGCGGCGGAACGCAATAGGCGGCGGGCGCTACGTTCATCCTGCGCGATAATTGCAATACGCTTACCAGCGTTACCGGGGTTAAATAAGTGGTGCAAACCAATAGCCGCGCTAATACCTGACTTACCTTGACCGCGCGGTAGTACCCATATAGCTAGGCTAACTTCATCGGAATACAGCCCCTGACACATTGCCAATTGCCACGGGCGTAACCACATAGCCGCGCCCGCTCCATAGCCGCGCGGAACCAGTAAGTAAGTACGGGTGAACCAGTCTAGGGACTCCACGCCCTCCAGGTCGCCACGCCACGGAATAGGGCTATCCTCTGCTACTGATTTCCTACCAGACTTAGACCCTGAACCAGTAGGGCGCGGCGCTGACTCATCAACGGCGATAGATTCACCGAATAGCGCGGGTTGCTCCAGCAACGTCATAACTATCTACCTCCAGTAAGGTCATACTACCCCCATTACCTAATAAGGGGTAGCGCGGGCGGGGCGCGGCGGGCTAATTCAATCGTGAGTGGTGT